CAGGCCTACCCTCCCCGAGTGGGTTCTGGTTTCCTGGGACTTTCAGACGAAAAGATGGAAGCCTTTGGCGGCGCAGATAGCTGGGTTATGGATCAACTCCCACAAGCCTCTATCAAGGAATTATATCCCGAAATGCCGCCAGATATCTTTGCGGATTACGCTCAAATCGGCGTGCTCATGGTCGAAGCGTCAGGCCTTACCGAAACCATCCAGGGCAAGGGGGAAGCAGGTGTACGCTCGAAAGGTCATGCCAAGCAGTTGCAATCGACCGGTGCGGGCCGCATCAAGAAAACCGCAGCGAGGCTTGAGGCACCCTTGGTGAGGATGGGCGATCTGGCGCTGCGGCTCAACATGCGCAACAACGACGACCCCATAACCCCTGATCCCAAGGAAACCGGCCAGCCCGGCGACCCCTTCTATTTCTACAATCTTGTCGGCGATTACTCGCTTGGGATTGCCGGTCACTCGCACTCGCCGCTATTCGTTGACGATACTCGCGAGCTTGCCGCCGGCCTGTTCAAGATGCAGGCGATTGACCACGAGGCTGTCTTGCGGATGCTTAACCCGCCGAACCGCAACAATCTGATCCATGCCTTAAGGCAGCGGCAGAAGCGGCAGGCCATTGCCGCGGCCAAGAAGGCGGCGATGGGAATACCGGATACCCCGCCGCGAGGGGCGAGGAAAGGCAATGGACAACACCCCTCGCCGTGATACTCTCGCCCCGTTAACCTCCCTGCGGTCCGGGCCGGCCCGCGCAATGCAAGGAAAACGAGCCATGGCACGAAGGAAAGGGCGCCGTAAGGGGCGCAAGCATCGTCGGAAGTAAGCCACTTCCCACACTATCCGGCACATACACGGCAAACCCGCCATCCCCTTATCGGCGGGTTTGTTGTTTGTCATAGGCTTGACGGTAGCCGTTCGCAGGGCGTATCAATTGGGCCACCTAAGTCCTTGGCGACCCAGAGATGCCCGAAGGCTTGCCCTCCCCCATGCCCGGCGGTGCCGGACCTCCAGGTGGTCCGCCGCCTCCATCACTGCCGAAATCTCCCATCGGCGGCCCCGGTGGCCCCGGTGCCTCGCCGATGATGTCGCCGGGCGGCGGTGCCGGTGCTCGCGCCAATTCCATGAACCAGATCAGGGCGGCCAACGATAACCTGCTGTTGGCAGTGGCGTCGTTCGATCAGGGCAGCAAGGAGCAGCAAGCTATCCTGCGCGCGATCACCGCGCTCAACACGATTTCGAGCAAGGCAACAGGTGCCAACATGGTACCGGCGGCCCTTGCCGCGATGGCCCAGGCCAGTAGTAGGGGACCGCTGACCACGGCCCCGCCGCCTGGAATGGCCGGCGGCATGGGACCATCAGGACCGGGCGGACCGCCGCCGATGCCGGGTGGCGGCGCTGAAATTCCGGAAGCAGCTTAAACCAGGAGAAAGATCATGGCCGAAGGATACCTCAAGCCAAAAGCCAATAGCGCCGGTCTCGACAAGCGCAAGATGGAAGATGGCCAGTTCCGCAATCCGCCGACCTATACCGAACTCGGCGGGTTCTCTTCCGCGGGCAAATGGACCGACCCGGCCGGTCGCAGGCACAAGATCGGCGGCCCCTCGCTCGAGAAGGGCGGCCCGACCGCGCTCAAGAATAGGCCGTTCTGACCATGGCCGGCCCGCAAATCGATGATGCGACCGCGGTTAAGCTCGGTCGCATGTTCGCCGAAATGGCGCACAAGGACACCGAAACCCGCAAACTGACCGCGGCCGCTGTGCGCAAATTCGCGCCTGACTCCGCGGAAGCACGGTCATTCACTGATGTCGAGCAAGAGGAACGATTCGAGAGTTTCAAGGCTGAGCAGGCGGCAAGAGAGATTGAACGCCAGAAGGACGCAGCGGTTGAGAAAATGGGCGCTCAACGAGCCCGACTCCTATCTGGCGGTGATAACGGCGAGGGCCGAAAATACAGTGAAGATGATGTTAAGAAAATTGAGGAGTTGATGGGCAAAAAAGGCATCATCGACTACGAGGACGGCGCCACTTTGTATGCCGCGACATTGCCGCCGGAATCCCCGAAACCCGGCAAGGACATTCCCGAAATCCACGGCGCCACCTGGGGTTTTCCCGAATTCGAGAAGTTCGGCAAAGACCCGGTGCGGGCGTCCAGGGAAACCGCAAACCAGGTCATCACGGAATTGATGAGAGCGAGGCGCTAGGCGCCTAATGGGAGGCTGATTTGCCGCAATTCGGATCAGGCGTGATTCCAAGCAGCGGCGCGATTGCGTCGGAATTGTCATCCGTGGTCCGCCGGGCGTTCATGCCCCGTGTCTACGTCCAGCTCTACAAGTCGGCGCCGACCATGGCGGCCCTGTTGTCGAGCGCGCAGGTGGCGACCGGCGGCCTCTCGCCGATCACTGCGCCGCTGCAGGGCACACCGATGGTGTCGGGGCAGTGGGTTGATTACAGCGGTTCGTTCCAGCAACCGGGCGTGCAGCCGGGCATCCAGAACGCCGAGTTTAATTTGAAAGCGTTCGTCACCACGATTCCCTTCCTCGGGATGGAAGGTCTGGTGCAGCTCGACTACAGCGTTGTGCCGCTGATTGAAGCCCGCATGAACGACTCGACGAATGTGACGATCGATACGTTTGCCACCGCCTTGTTCAACAACCTCAGCAACCAGCAACAGTTGATCGGCCTGCCAGCGGCGATCGATGACGGCACCTTCAGCGTGATCTACGGCGGCGTCAACCGCACCAGCAATACGTTCTGGAAATCGACCTACGTTCACAACGGCGCACCGACCACGCCAACCCGCAACCTGATGCTGCAGTATATCGCGCAAGTGACCAAGCAAACCGGCGAAATGCCGACCTTGGCCGTCATGGGGTTCGGCACCTGGACGCTTCTGGCGCAGGATTTCACCACGCAGGAGCGTTACAACATCACGCCGGGTTCGGCGTTCGGTGCCGACAACAAGGTTGAGGCGCTATTCCGCGCACTCGACGTTGCCGGGGTGCCCTTTTATGCCGATCCCTACTGCCCCGAGGGCGTGCTGTACCTGATCAACACCAATTATCTTAGTTTGTATCTGCACGAGCGGGCGGCATTTTCGTTTACCGGATTCGAATCGACGCTCCCCAACAATCAGTTGGGCTATATCGGGGCGATCCTCTCGCTGCTTGAACTGGCCGATGTCAAATGCAAGGCCCACGGCAAGTTCGATAACCTCAGTTTCCTGAACATCTAAGGGGGAAAACATGGCACAGACCCGCGGCAATTTCCCCTATCCCTACGCACAACCGGCCGAAGGCGGCGGCGTCATCGTGCTGGGCCAAGGCGGCACCTGGTATCCGCCATCTGGCGAATACCTGATGACCTTGCCGGCCTCGAACATGGTGATGGAGTGGTGGAATCCCATTGCGACGGCGTGGCAGACCATTGCTTCCGCCTCAGATTACGTTTCGGCTGACGGTGCCAACATCAGGCTTCGCAACACAACGGGCGCTATTTCCATCGCATCATTTGCCGCAGGTTCTGGCGGCACCAACGGCATCGGCTCGGCGGGTTCGGGCGCGGTTGCCTTTTCCGCACCATCGGCGGGCGGCGTGCAGGCAACCGGCTATGCCATCGTCGGCGGCAGCGTGCAGGCTCCGACCATTACGCAGGCAGGCTCGGGCTTCCTCGTTCCACCCCTTGTCGTGATCGATGCCCCACCGCCCGGTGGCATCCAGGCGACCGCGGTTGCGGCCCTGACCGCAGGCGGCGGCATCACCTCGATAACAATGGTGAACGTCGGCGCCGGCTATGCGGCCTCGCCGAACTTCTACATTATCCCGCAGCCCGCCTACTACACGGGCGCGCCATCCGGCGGCGTTGCCGCTGCGGCCTCGCCACCGCCCGGACTCGTGCATCCCAATAACGCGGTGCCCGGTAATCAGAACACGTCGGTGACTTCTGGCGTGCTGCTGACCCCGGCGGCGCTGACGGGTTCGGGCACGGTCACGGGCATTGTCATCATCAACTTTGGCTCGCAGTACACGGGCACGCCAACGGGCACCGTGACAGGCGCGGGCGCGGCAACGGTTACACTTAATGCCGTCACCGCAGCGGCCAACACGACAGCCTTCTGGCAACCGCGTGTGCAATGACGAAAAAACCGACCAGAAAACCGCATCATCCTGCGCACGAACCGCCGCCAGCGCCGCAGCCGGATGAGGAAGAGGAAGAGTTCGAGCAGGAAGAAGAGGATGTTCCCATGCCCGACGATCCCAAGGAAGAACCGAAGAAAGAGGAAGAACCAAGGCTTGTGAGCCATGCGCCGGGTTTCACCACGGG